TGAATGGACATTAGGCCACCCTCAGCAGATAGGACGATGGGGTTGGGTAGGTTTTTGATCAGGCTGGTTTTGCCAGCACCCGCCTGGCCGTAAACGAGGACTTTCACCCCATTGGCAGACAAGCTGCCTGTACTTTTCAAATTGATTGCCATTTTTGGCTCTCCTTGGTTGCTGCACCTTCGGCCAATTCCGTTCGCGCAGTGGATGCAACTTTACATTAAAATAATGTATGATTGCAACCCCTAATCAAATTTTTTTACAGGAGAATGTTTATGATGACTATAGAGAGGATTCGTCAAGCGCTTTCAGACCGCATGCTATCGAAAGTGGCACAGGCCACTGGATTGCACTACAACACCATTAGATTGATCAGAGACAATCCTGATGCAAACCCGACGTATAAAGTTATTGTTGCGCTTTCTGACTATCTTGAGGGACGCGACAATGACAACCAAAGCTGAAGCGGCCATTATTTATGCGTCATGGGGTTGGCATGTCCTCCCTGTGGTGCCAAATGGAAAAGTTCCCGCGACGCAGCATGGAGTAAAAGATGCAACAACAGACCCAGAGCAGATAGTCAGGTGGTGGGCACAGAACCCTGATTTCAACATTGGTATCGCAGCCGGGGAGCGTTCCGGTATCATTATATTTGATGTAGACCCACGTAATGGCGGTGATGATTCTTGGGCAAAGTGGCTTGATGAAAATGGACGCGTCCCAGAAGGTGCCGCCATGCAATTGACTGCCGGCGGGGGAGAACATCATATTGCGATTTATGACCAAGAGATCAGGTCATGTAAGCTGACAGAGGGGGTTGATCTACTGGCCGATGGGCGTTATTTCGTGGCCTATCCGTCTACTATTGAGGGCAGGAGATACGAATGGGAGGCGTCATCGGATCCTTTCGATGGGGTGGCACCTTTCAAGGTTCCTGAAAAGTGGATGGTAGCATACCGCGCTTTGCGCAAGCCTGCGGAGCGCCAGCAGGTTTTGACAGGTGGAGGACTGATTCAAGGCAGTCGAAATAATGGGTTAACTGCGATGGGTGGCGTCATGCGCCGCTACGGATTTACCGAAGCAGAGATAATGGCCTCGCTATCCATTGCAAACGAAACCCGCTGCGAAATACCTCTGCCATCCTCTGAGTTGTCGCAGATCGTGCGCTCAGTGGCACGCTATGAACCCGAGGGGGATGTGGCAGCCGACACCGGCTTGGGATACGAAGCCGCCGAGGCGATCCTGGCCGCCACACAGGCCGAGACGCAAGAGTATTATTTCACTCGCGCAACGTCCTACCTCAGCCAGCCTGCGCCTTTGAAGTGGGTGATCAAGGGGTGGTTGCCAGATAGCGCTGTCTGCATGGTTTACGGCGAGTCTGGGGTGGGTAAAACCTTTATCACGCTGGACATGGCATGCCACATTGCCGCTGGCCTTCATTGGCACGGCCATAAGAGCAAGGCTGGGGTGGTTGTCTACATGGCCGGTGAGGGCAACTACGGCATTAGGCAGCGCGTTACAGCCTGGTGCATAGCGCATGGGGTAAAGAGTTTGGACAACCTACTTATATCCAACAAGGCGATCGACGTTGATAGCCCAGTTGCCGCCGCCCATATCATCAATGCTGTGCGCGAGATCACCCAAGAGAACGCCGTAGCCCTGTTCATTGATACAGTGAACAACCATATGTCAGGGGATGAAAACAGCGCTAAAGACACCCGAAATATGCTCAACTCCTGCAATATAGTGGCCAGGGCTTTGAGCGCCAGCATCTGCCTGAATCACCATACAGGACATGCTGCTGAGTCAAAACAACGGGCGCGAGGCTCATCGGCGTGGAAAGCATCGCTTGATGCTTCAATTCTAGTGTCAAAAACCGAGGGCAGCATTGAGATTGCCTGCACAAAGATGAAGGACGCGGAACCTCCGCATCCTTTCTTTGGAAAGCTTGAAATTGTCCCGCTTGGATGGATTGATGAGGATGGCGATGAAATAAAAGGCGCTGTTTTCAAAACAGAAGAAAACCCGCCTGAAAAGAAAGAAAAAAAAGAATCTGAAATTCAAAAAGATATTCGGAAAATAACAAACGCCTGGTGGGCTTCTGGAGCTGAGGAACGGGAAAATAATCCTTATATTTCGAGAAGTGCGTTAATTCATTACCTCGTTTCTAATGAAAGTTTATCAGAGTCAACAGCAAAAACTTATGCCCAGGAAAGCAAAAAGGGGAGGTTGATTTATAACTTGGTTAACTCTCAAATAATCATTCCGTATGAACACGGATGGATATTTTGCGACCCTGCAACAGCAGGAACTTTAATGATCAGGAAGTCTGGAAATTGACTGGGACAAATGGTACAAGCTGGGACAAATTAGGACATTTGTCCTGGGTGCAAACAGAAGGACAAATGGGACAGGGACAGGGACACCCCCTTTATGGGAGGGGTGTCCTGTCCTGTCCCAATCCTGATGCGATTTGCGTTCAATGGCGTTTTTAAATATAATACCTATAGGGTTTAGGAAAGGAAAAAATTTTGAATTTAAAAACTTATCAAGGGAAACCGGAGTTGTTGTTTGAGTCAGACGATTGGAAAAACTGCGGTTATTGGGTTGACGAAGAAAATAATAATATCGAATGGTTTGTTTTTTTTAAGCATCAAGAGCATAACAACGATTGGGTGACTTACAAGGTTGTTGCAAATGGCAGAGTGCCTAGCAAGGCAAATTATTGGTTCGTGATGAACAAAAAAACTGGCAATTTTGGGTTTGCAAAAGATTTAGCGGTGATGGCTGGAAATAGGCCAAACCTTCACATGAATATCATGCGAATAATTTCAGAGGAGTTTTGAGTTGAAAAAAGAGCGAAAAATATCCGAATGCTTTAAAAATTCAATCGGGACAAATATGGACATTTTTAAATTTGACAAGGCGTCGGAAGACTGGGACAGGGACAGGGACACCCCCTTTATGGGAGGGGTGTCCTGTCCTGTCCCAGCTACGATGTGGAAAACTTTTACCATGTCTTGCGCGGAAGGCTCCGTCGTTCAGGGCGGGGATGAATTGGAATGGATAACGTAAATAAAAAAGAAGACCTAGACAGAGTGCGATTCGAAGCATGGTGGATAGCAACAGGCGGAAATCACTCTCTACGCTCTCTGCGATTAATCTCTGAAGAAGCTTGGATGGCAAGCGCCAGGCTTGAGCGAATGGCCTGCATCAACATTTGCCGAGAGGTTGCCGAGCAATCTAATATCTCAATGGCAGGAGCAGTTGCTAAAACTATCGAAACTGAAATTTCCGAACGGTGAACAATTCCAGTGAATACAGAAAACAGTGTGAAATACGGTGGTTCTTGCGATATTCTTTGGAACGCGGAGGTAATGGTGCTTCGTACCTTGCTCTGGTGGCAAAGAGCCGGGGACAGCCTGCCGCCGATGCGCTCAGGTCGGAAGCAGCGGAGCAGTGGGGTAGATGGAATCGGGGGGAATGGGGGGAATGGAAATGAGTAACAAACGCACCAAGGCCGCCAAACTACAAAAATGCGCATCCTGCGGCGTGGAGCATACCTTGGATGATCTGTACAGCTATGTCGACGGCAACAACCGGGCGATAACAAAAAATAGCCCAGAATTGTGCAGGCTGTGTTTTCTTGCGAGGTATGGCGAAAAGTAAAAAAAGCTAAGATTTAGCCAAGGATTAGCTAAGATTTTTGGCGTAACACATTGATTTTACTATTTACTTTTCAGTAAATTTTGGAGGAATAATCTCAAAATCATCCGGCGTAAGCGTTTTATCCTTGAAAAAGCCATGCTCGCAGGCATAAACGCAATCGACAGTCAGCCACCTTTCCGCCGATTCCTTCGTATCGCAAAGCGCATGAACTGCCAGGTGGTTGCGCTTCTCGACTATTTTGTATGCGATCACAATCCAGCCCTTTCCGCATTAGCCAGTACCCGTGCGAGCGTGAGCAATCCGCTAGGAACGCCGTGGCGCTCAGCATATCGTCTCGCGGCATACGCGCCCCAGATGTGCCAGTTTCGGGCAGCACGGGCTGCGTGAGTGGCGAGTGGGCCAAGTTGGATTATTGGTTGCATGGTTTTCAACCAAGATACGTGCAAGCTGCGTAATCTAGAGCGTGTCCACCCATAGCCCCCGGCTTCAAATTCCAGCCGCAGCGGTTGGTTTCGATCAGGTTGGAAACCTCGCAACGCAAAGTATTTTTTTGCCTGTCAAAACTAAATGTTTGCCGCCATTTGCAGTTTTTAGCGCACTCTGGCGGGACTGATTCTGTAGTCGGATCAGATGGATTCGGCCTAGCTGGAGGTTCCGCCACATAATTCCATCCGCCATCGTCGTATATGTATCGACCGCTGAAAACCGGATCGTTAGAATATTCATCCTTAAATACAGGGCTACGCCTTAGTTCGCCAGCCTGAACAGCTTCGTATACGTCGTGAGTACGTATTTCTTGGCAGGTGTAATATGTTTCCATCTTCTTTTCCTCTTAGTGATTACTTGGCTCCCACCATTACCACCGGCTCGTCCGGGTTGATACAGTCACCGCTGGCCTTTTCTTCAGGCGTCAGCGCGTCCCATTTCTGCACCATCCTGCGGTCTGAAAAATCCCATACCAATCTCCTGTTGTTGTCACACAAAAACCATAACTCGGCGCGTCCCTTAGCTATGCGCTAGGCAACTCGCAAATCCAATATGAGTACATCGCCCAAAAATTTAGCAATAATGCCGATCTTAACGCAGCCGGGAATATCTCTCGGAAGGGTAGCTTTGTAAATCTGCCTATGTTCGCGCATACGTTTGCCCCGTGTGTAGTGGAAAGCCCCCGGCTTTAGCCGTGGGGTTATTTACCCC